ATGAAAGCAGTCAAGGCACTGCAAGAGGCAATGGATCGCATTGAAACCCTTGAAGCAGATGTTGCTGCACTCAAGAACCCGTAACCAGTCAGAAAAGGAGAAAGACATGACTGATACACCAACTGCGGAAGAAATCGCACAGCACTACACAGCAATGGGTCACTCAGTTGACTTGCTAAACGCTGGACAACCAGAGGACATGGACGATGCCGATTGGGCTGACACTGTGTCACGCAACGTAGAGCATTTACAGTTAATGGTAGCTAAAGACTTCTGGACTGACGAAGACATGACTGCGGTTAATGCAGCTATTGCAGCTAACACTTAAAAGGTAACATATGTTCGGTACAGCCTTCGCCTCTACACCCTTCGCGTCACAGTCAGAGATACGCTTTCTGATTGACGGTGTAAGTGCGATTGGTGCTACCAATACTGTTACCGTTACTGCTGATGCTAATGTACCAGTTACAACACCTACCTTAACATCTAGTGTTGGATCTGTTGTAGTTGTAGCAGATGCTAATGCAGCCGTTACAGGTGTATCAGCTACAGCATCTACTAATACGGTAACGATTACTGCTGCAGCTAATGTTGTACCAACGGGGGTTGACTCTACAGGAGTTATAGGTACAACTGTGGTGGTTGCTGGTGCTAATACGTTTATTAGTAGCCCAGCGCTTATAGCAGGTATAGGCGTAGTTACTATTACTGCTGCAGCTAATGTTGTACCAACGGGTGTATCTGCTACTGTAAGTTTAGGCTTAGTACAATCAAGAACTACTAACGTTATACCTATAACTACACCAGCTTTAACTGTTAATACTAACAGTGTTACTGTCGTAAATACAAACTTTGACTATGACTCTTTACAAGATAGTTATGATCGTAAACGTGTTGTATTTATATCAGGTACACCTCAGAACTTCACGGTTGTCATACCATCAGATAAGAAACAAAGAACTGTTAGTATTGCAGCTATCGACAGAGACAACACAATAAGAATCGCAGCGTAAGGAATACGTACATGTCATACAAGTGGCCTGATAAAGACAAAGATGAAGTCCTAGACTATAACATAGATTGGTCACGCTTTCTAGGTGATGACACTATTGTAGGTGTGTCCTGGTATATTGATGACGCGGATGGTGTAAAGACTTCTGTTAGTCCTGCTTCTGTAGTCAACGGCTTACAGATGGTGCAACAGACTAATACTACAACTGTAGCAACCATTAGATTGTCCCTTGGTACGAATAACATTAGGTATCGCATATCGTGTCAGATAACAACCACAGAAGGGTTGCAATATGAGCGCTCTGTGTTTTTACGTGTTAAGGAGAAGTAAGAATGTCTTATAACTTTATAGGTCTAGTTAATGATGTTAATAGACGCTTAAACGAGGTTGAGCTTACTTCATCTAACTTCTCTACAGCTACAGGTTATTATAACCTCAGTAAAGACTCAGTTAATGCCTCTATTCGTCATATTCACCAAGAAGAGTTTGAATGGCCTTGGAACCACGCAGAGGAAACTGAGGTACTTTTACCCGGTGAAGTTCGTTACAGTATACCTTACGATGCTAAGACTGTTAACATGAACTCCTTTCGTATTCGTAGAGATGCAAGTTTAAGTGTAGAAACTCAACGATTAAAGTTACTTAACTACGAAGAATACCTTGACAAATACATAGATTACGAGTATAACTCTGATGTTAGTACTAGAGCAGTTCCTAAGCATGTTGTACGAACACCTAGCAGAGAGTTAATCTTTGTACCAGCACCTGATAAAGCCTATGAGGTTGTGTATGAGTATTACACTGTTGGTGTTGATATGGATCTTGCTACAGACGTTCCTTCTATACCAGAAGAGTATAAACACGCTATTGTAGATGGGGCTATGTATTATGTGTACTTGTTTAGGGGTGATACTCAAACAGCACAGTTATCCCAACAAAAGTTCTTGCAAGGTATTAAGCATATGCGTAGCTTGAACATTAACAGAACTGAATATATTAGAGATACGAGAGTACACTTTTAATGGCAACCCAGTGGACAACATTTCCTATTGAGTTTAGGGGTGGGTTAATATCTAACCTATCCCCTTTACAACATGGTACAAACGCTGTTGGATCTGCTACTATTCTACAGAACTTTGAAGCTAATAAAGAGGGTGGCTACTCTAAGATAAGAGGCTTTGAAAAGTATAGCACAACAACTGTACCGGGTTCTGGTCCTATCTTAGCTCTTAAAGTTATTAGCTCTGGTCGTGTTGTAGCAGCACGTAAGAACGCTAGTAACTTAACACAGTATTACTACAGTACAGGGTCTTCATGGACCAGTATGGCTACTAGCGTAAGTGCTAATGGTGGTAAGGCCAGACATGTATTATATAACTTAGATGGTGATGATAAAGTATTGTTTGTAGATGGTACTAACTACCCAGCTATCTACAACACTAACGGTAACACTATGTCATTTATGACTTCATCAGATAGCTCTGATGTTAGTGGTGCAGAGCAGGTAGCTATATTTAAGAACACTGCATTCTATGCTAAGGGTAGTAACTTATTCTTTACTGCTCCATTTAGTGTAGATGATTTTAGTGTTGCTAATGGTGCAGGGTCTTTTAACGTAGCTAATGACATCACTGGGTTAGCAGTCTTTCGTGAACAACTTATTATCTTTACTCAGGACAGTATTAAGAGACTGACTGGTAGTAGCGCTGCAGACTTCGCTGTATCACCTATTACTGATCGTATTGGCTGTATTAATGGCGACACTATTCAAGAGATTGGTGGTGACGTTATTTATCTAGCACCAGATGGTATTAGGTTATTAAGTGCTACTGACCGTATTGGTGACTTTGCATTGGATGTTGCCTCTGATCAGATTTACAAGGACTCTAACACTTTCTTAGCGAGTACATCTAGTTTTACATCTCTTGTATTACGTGAGAAAGCTCAGTACCGTATCTTTGCCTATATTGCTTCTGAACAGGCAGAGGTGGGTAAAGGTCTTATAGCTACCAAGTTCATCTCTCAGGGCGCATCAGGTATGTCTTGGTCTACTACATCAGGTATTAAGGCCTTTGTAGCAGATAGTCGTTACTCTGGTACAACAGAGATGGTAGCCTTTGCACATGATGATGGTTACGTTTACCGTATGGAGACAGGTTCTAGCTTTGATAGTGCAGATATTGAAGCTATTTATGAATCTCCATATATGCCTATTACAGATCCACAGACACGAAAGTCTTTCTACAAATTAACTTTGTATGCTGAGCCTACTGGTAGTATGGACTTAGACTTAAACATACGTTATGACTTTAGTACCAGTACAAACACATCTACATTACAGCCAGCTACACAACAGATCAGTAGTACAGGAACAGCAATATTTTTATTTGGTGCATCTGACGCTGTATTTAACACCGCTAAGTTTGGTGGTGAGTTAGATAAAGTGTATACAAATAACATAGTTGGCTCTGGCAAGACTATTGCTGTGCGTATAGCTGATAACTCTACTAACCCTACATTTACTCTTGACACTGCATTGCTAGAGTACAGACAAAACGATAGACAGTAAGGAAACACAATGGCAGGTTATACAAGACAGGATACTGCAAACAACATTGCCAATGGTAACGTTATTGATGCAGATGACTTTGACGCGGAATACAATGCAGTAGAGAATGCATTTAATGCTTCTACAGGACATAAGCATGATGGTACTGCTGGTGAGGGTGCGCCTATAACTAAGGTTGGCCCTAGTCAGAACTTAGTTGTGTCTGCTACTAATGTCAATCCTAAGACTAGTAATACCTTAGATCTAGGCACTAACTTATTGCAGTATAAAGATGGTTACTTTGATGGCACTGTTTATCAAGATTCAGCTATTGTAGGTGTTAATGCTTATATGACACTCTCTGATAATGAGATTGACGTATCTACTGGCGGTCTTACTCTTGATGTTGCGGGTGACATTAGTTTAGATGCTGATGGTGGGGATGTCCTACTAAAGGATGCAGGTACTACCTTTGGTACACTTACCAATGATGGCAACAACCTTATTGTAAAGTCTGGCTCCACTACAGCAATTACGTTAAGTGGTGCAGATACTACATTGGCTGGCACTTTAGCTGTAACAGGTGTTTCTACTCTTAATGGGGCTGTTACTGTATCGGGGTCACACAATGTTACTATTAATGCAGGTAATTTAACTCTCTCTAGTGGTAACGCTACTATTGGTGGCACTTTGTCTGTTACGGGTGAGATAACTGGTAATGCCTCTACTGCAACAAAGTTAGCCACTGCAAGAACTATTACTATTGATGGTGATGTAGATGCTACTGCTACATCTTTTGACGGTTCTGCTAACATTACTCTTACTACTACCTTAGATACGGTAAACTCTAATGTAGGCTCGTTTGGTAGTTCTACAGCTATTCCTGTCGTTACTGTAAATGGCAAAGGATTAGTTACTGGTGTAAGTACTGCTGCTATTACTACGGCACTAACAGTGGGTGCTGATAGTGGCTCAAATGATAGTGTATCTTTAGCCTCAGATGTTCTTACTTTTGCAGGGACTACAAACGAGATTGAGACTACTGTAAGTAACAACCAGATTCAGATAGGGTTACCTAGCAATGTCACTATCGGTAATAACCTTATTATTAATGGTGACTTAACTGTATCAGGAACCACTACAACAGTAAACACTGAGACTCTTAACTTAGCTGACAATCAGATCTTATTAAACTCCAATGAGACAGGTACTCCATCACAGAATGGTGGTATTGAGATTGAACGTGGTACATCTGCTAACAAAACTCTTGTATGGAATGAAACAAGCGATAAGTGGACTGTAGGCAGTGAGACTTTTGTAGCAGGTACATTTGAAGGAAACCTTACAGGTAATGTAACGGGTAATGTAACGGGCAATACAGCAGGTACACATACAGGTGCTGTTGTAGGTAACGCTTCTACTGCTACAGCTTTAGCTACATCACGTACTATTAGTCTTACAGGTGATGTATCAGGTAGTGCTTCTTTTGATGGTACAGCTAATGCTACTATTACTGCAACTGTAGCGGATGACAGCCATAACCATGTTATATCAAATGTCGATGGCTTACAGACTGCATTGGATGGTAAAGCATCCCTTGCTGGTAGTTCTTCACAATCATTCCAAGCATCCACTATTGATTTAGGTGATTGGACAATTACTCAATCTGGCTCTGATTTAAAGTTTGCTTATCAGGGCACAGACAGACTTAAACTAACGAGTGCAGGTGCGCTTACAGTAGAAAACGATGTAACAGCATTTGGTAGCGCATAAAGAGGGTATTAAATCATGTCAGTACCAAGTGGAACAGCAAGTCTAAGCGATATACAGACTGAGTTTGGTGGCTCAAACCCTATATCTATGTCAGAGTACTATAATCTACAGTCAAACCCTTCTGGTATACCTTCAAGTGGTGCTCTATCTATCGATAATTTTCGTGGTAAAGAAAATGTTTTTGTTCTTACCGCAGATTATTTTACTAGCTCAATAACTCTTACTGCTAATGATATAAACGGTAGTGGTGCTGCTTGGGTTGGAGTATCTGGAGGTGGCGGCGGCGGTGCTGGTGTACTATATGGCAACACAGGGTCGGGATCTGGTGCCCCCGGTGGCAGTGGCGGTGTTCATGGCTTATTTCTTAGTGATGTAACGGATTTAATAGGTGCTTCCTTTGTCGCGGGCAGTGGCGGCGGTGGTTCAAATACGGGCCATACTCCGGGATCAAGCGGCAGATCAAGTAGGGGTAGTACTGGTGGAACCAGCACTTTCAGTTATGGTAGCGTAACCGCCGCTGCGGGCAGTGGTGGCCTTGGCGGTCCTAGTGGTTCTGGTGCTAGAGATCCGGGCAATACAGGAGCAGATACGGGTATAAATATTACGTCTTCTATTGCTAGTTACTACTCTGGGGAATATACCTCCGGCCCTACAGGGGCTTTACGGGGTACTGCTGGAGGGGCTGGACCAGCAGTTTATACGGGGGGCGAAAACACTCCGGGCAATTCTTATGGCGGTTCTGGCGGTAGCGGTAATCTGACTATAATATACGAAGCCGTGCCACAAGTAACATGACCCAGCTTACACCAGAACAACTAGAAGCTATGATGGATAGAGCCGCTAAGAAGGGTGCTAGACAAGCCCTGTGCGACTTAGGATTAGCTGACTTAGATGCCGCTAATGACATTAAAGAGTTACGTAGTCTGTTAGACTCATGGCGTGATACTAAAAAGAGTATATGGAAGACACTAGTACAATTAGGAACAGTTGCAGTACTGACATTCATAGCTACTGCTGTATGGATGCAAGTAGGCAAATAAGGATAAGATAAATGGCAAAACGTTTCTTAGGATTTACACCAGAGCAGAGAGGCAAGATACTGCCTGAGTTAGCTGGTATGCAAGAAGATGAACAACGTAAAGTTATTGCATCTAATCCTGCCTATCAGCAGAAGCTTGGTAATGCTACAGAGCAAGCAATGCGTATACTCAACCCAGAGCCAGTGAAGGCAAGGGGTGGTATGTTTATGCCCGGAGCACAACTAATTAGTCAGATTGACCCTAATCAGATTCAGAAGCTTCAAGAGGCTAACTCTGGGGTAACAGACAGCTTTGTTCGTCCTGAATATAATTTTAATCGCCCTTCATTTGATATAGCTGATACTCTAACACCTACGCAACTAGAAGAACTTCAGGCTTCACAATTAGCTGGTCAAGGTACACCTATCGACATGCAGTTTGGTCCTGCTATTAATCAACCTATGATAGCTGATCAGGATGTAACTAACAGGTTCAACAGAGAACAACCACAGACACCTTCTCAGGGTCAGATTGACTTAGATGCTGCACGAAAGGCAACTAGAGAAGCTATGTCTGCAGTACAGGCTGCTAAAGATGCTCAAGCTGCTGACCCCAGTAATCAAGATTTAGTAAAAGCTTTACAAGATAAAGAGGCTGCATTAACTAGAGCGCAGGAAGGTTTAGGTGCTGCTCAAGAGATGTATAAGACTACAGAAGTAAAGTCTGCCGCTGAGATGGTAGGTAATATTCAAAAAGATCCTATGTCAACAGTTGAAAAAGCAGACGTAGAAAAAATTACTACTACTGATGAACAACTTATAGACAAAGATGCTGCAAAAATAACAGAGCCAGTCGCAAAGACTGACGTAACTTTAGCTGATGTTTCTGCTCCTGTCGCTACTCCAGAGAAGACACCAGCCCCTACTATAGAAGCTACTAAGGTTACTGAAGAGGTACAGTCTACTATTGACAAGCTTACTGCAGCCACTGGACTACCTAGTGATGAAGCGTTAGCTAAGGCTGCAACCATGAAGCCAGAAGAACTGGCACAGCTTGGTTTAGATGCAGCACAGATTACAGCCGCACAGACAGTTAAGGCACCTGACGCTCGTAAGTTAGAAGAAGGTGAGATGATTGAGGGCGCTACCGTAGATATGGAGCGTGTACGTAAAGAGACTAACTTTGAGGCAGCTACAGGCGCACCATCATCTGATGCTACGGTACAGGGTCAGTTAACTGGCCTAATGGAAGACTTTGAAGGTAAAGAACCCCCAGCATGGGCAGCAGGAGCTATGAGGGCTGCATCTGCACAAATGGCTGCAAGAGGTCTTAGCTCTTCTAGTATGGCTGGTCAGGCTATTGTACAGGCTGCAATGGAGAGTGCTATCCCTATTGCATCTCAGGATGCTAAGACTGCAGCAAGCTTTGAGTTACAGAACTTGTCTAATAAGCAACAGTCTGCTATGTTTGCTGCACAGCAACGTGCTGAGTTCCTTAACCTAGAGTTTAACCAAGAGTTTCAGACTCGTGTAGCTAATGCAGCTAAGATCTCTGACATAGCTAACATGAACTTTACTGCAGAGCAACAAGTGGCACTAGAGAATGCTAGGCTAGCTCAATCAGTAGATCTAGCTAACTTAGATGCAGCTAATGCTAAGGTGTTGTCTGATGCTGCAGCTATGTCACAGTTAGACATGACTAACTTAAACAACCGTCAGCAAGCACAAGTGCAACAGGCTAATGCTTTCTTGCAGATGGACATGAAAAACCTTGACAATGAGCAGTCAACTAGTATATTTAAGACACAGCAAATCACTAATGCTATGCTTACAGATGCTGCTGCTGAAAATGCTGCCAAACAGTTTAACGCCACTAATGAGACACAGGTACAACAATTTTATGATAACTTGTCTGCAACAGTGGCATTACAAAACAATGAGCAAATTAACGCTCAGGCAAGGTTTAATGCAGGTGAGGCTAACGCAGTTGCCTTACACAACAGTAAAATGCTAGAGGCAAGGGAGCAGTTTAATGCTGCTAATTCTCTAGTAATAGAACAAGCAAATGCTCAGTGGTATCAGCAGGTGGCTACCGCAGATACAGCCGCCATTAATGAAGCAAATCGCACAGCGGCTGCAGCAGCAAATGATATGACTCAGCTAGCCTTTAATGCCGCTATGCAAGAAACAAGGGACTTAATGAGCTATGCTTGGCAAACAGCAAACAATGACGCAGACAGAGCAACACAAATGGCACTTGGAAAGTTATCAGCGAATGCCAGCGCCGCTAGTGCAAAAGCTTCTGTATCTAATGGTATGTGGGGTGCTCTTGGCACTTTCGCTGCTGCCTTTGTACGTAGGGGAACATAGTAAAATGACTAACTATTCATATTCAACAGATCTAAGCAAGTTCTTCTCTAATGAAGATGTTGTAGATAATACTATTAAACCTCTGATGCCTAGACCTTATATAGCGCAGGAAACTTTAGACACTAAGCAAGAGTATAACCCTAACTCTCACTTAACAGATTTTGCTGATATGATGGCGGCTACCTTTGGTGGTAAGGATAAGTACTTGACTAAAGTGCAGCCTGTTACAGCAGATCTTCTTTCAGATGAGCCTGATTATGTAGATGAAGTGTTAAGACCCTACTCCCTCCTACCACAAGAAGTAGAGCGTATTGATCAAGAAGTACAGATGCAAGCTATGGATAAGGCTGCATCAGAGGTAGAGCCTAGCTTACGTGAGGGTTCTGTTACTCGTAGGACTCTTGAGAGGTTTGAGGCATCTAGCTATGATACCCTCTACGGTAATGCTGAGTCAGGTGACACACCCTTCAGCGGAGTAAAAATAACTGAAATGACTTTAGGCGAGTTATCTGACTTTTCTAAACCCTCTGGTGAGTATGGTAAGTGGGTTAAGCCTAGACTAGCAGAAAACTCAGAAGCAAGAGCTAAAGGTCTTACATCTACACCTATGGGTCGTTACCAAATTGTAGGTACTACCCTAAGAAATGTAATGAAACAAATGAACTTACCTGCTGACACTAAGTTTAATGATCAGACGCAAGATGCTATGTTTATCTTCTTAGCTAAGGATGCAGTGAACAGAGGTAAGACAGAAGAGGAAAAGATGGCTAATATGAGAAACGTTTGGGAAGGTCTTAAGAAAGCCTCTGATGATACTCTACTAGAGATAATCGAAGAGATTGGAGACTAATATGGCAAGCTTTCAACAGTCACTAATAGAAACTCTTCAGTTAGATAATTTCCCCAAGCTAAAAAGCTTTGTCGAGTCTACAGAGATGGCCCCCTTAGAGGAAGCTGGTTTTAGTGAACCCCTTTCTTCACCTAAAACAATCGACAATGTAGCTATACAGACCAACCTAAATGAGTTCCTGTCACGAAAAGATTCTAAAAAACGGCTTGCGGTAGATGGGATTATTGGTAAAGAGACTACTTCAGTTTTAAAAGAGTTTCAGAAATCAAGGGGGCTTGAGGCTGATGGTATAGTAGGATCAAAAACTATTGCCGCATTGTACAGTGTGCCTTCAATAGGAAAGAGTAATATAGAGGTAAAAACCCTACCAGACCCTATGCAATTCAGTGAAGCTGGTACTAAAGAGGAGTTAGTGCCAAGTGCAACCCCTATGAAGAGGGGTATTATGAGTAAAGAAGAGCCTACAAAAGTAGCTACCCCTGTCGTTATGCCTGAAGAGTTAAGTGTAGAGCAGATACAGGGTTACTTGACTATAGAAGGTTTTGATGTAGGTGGTATTGATGGTAAGATGGGTCCAAAGACTCGTAGGGCTATCAGAGAGTTTCAGAAGTCAAAAGGGCTTAAGGCTGATGGTATAGTAGGTAAGAACACTATATCTGCACTATTGTCTGAACCAAAAGAAGATCCACTAGCAAGTAAACGTCCAAAGGCTAGACCTTCCCTAATGTCTCCTGATGAGGATGAAGAGTTTGATACTAGTCAGTCTATATCTAGAGAAGGTCAGATCTCTGGTGAGGGTGCGTTAGATCAGTTTGCATCTTCTTCTACACCTTTAACTATGCAGAGGGTGAACGACTTCAGGAAAGTTCTTGGTACTGCAGAGGGTCAAGCTAAAGCCCTTATGAGTGCAGCCCCATTAGCAGCATAGATACTACCTATTAATGCTAGTAAGTTTGCTGAGTTTCTAGCTAATGAGGGTCAAATAGAATTAACATCTAAAGATCTAGGTAAAGACTACTTATTCCTAAGAGGTAAAGCTCAAGAGGTTCTTGATCGTGGAGATTCTCAATTTACTTACAGTGATTGGGGGTTTGAGGATGGTAAATCAGCACTAGTAGCAGATATTACAAAGACAGCTTGGAACTCTATTTCAGACCCCTCTTTTAGAATGGCTACTCTAATCGGTCAAACAGCAGAAGGTAATGTTAGAGTTGAGGATGGTAGGATTATTGTAGAGGATG